ATCACGTTTCATGTCGCTCAGATCAACAGACCAGCCAGAATTACCAGCCATACCGCTGTTGCCAGCCATTTTAGACCAGTAACTAAGTGCTCCAGAACCACAGAAAGCTCGCTTAACGCCAGATTCTGGTACGTACTGGAATACTTTTTCCATATCATCAACAAAGTCTCCATATGAATAACTTGCTTCAGTTATGGCAAACACACTCTGATCATCACCACTTGAATCGCCATAGTCTTCTATAGCTTTCAAAATGCCGTAGCATGTTCTTACAAGATTACCATCTGCATCGGCTACTCCGCCATCAGCAAATGATTCAGTACTGGAGTCACCGCCTTGAATTTCAAGACCTGTTCCACCAACTCTATGTCCGAATAAGAACGCTTTTTCTTTCTGCATTTTATGCTCTTGGGCCTTCTGGGCACGTAAACGTGCAAGTTCAGAAGATTCGCCACGCAATGATGCAGCAAGCAATGTGCCAGTGATCTGTAATGGCGTTTTGAAAATCTGACAAGAATTCCAAACGACACTAAGTTCATCAGCCCATGCTTCTGGCGCTGTTGTTCCTTCACCCTGTGCATTACCAATAATTTCAAAAATATCGTTATCAGCTAATGCAATATCATTACCAGTGCTAGTCCATAATGTATTAAAAACAATTTCAGTTGTACTATTTACAGAATCAACTCTGGATATGGCCTTTTTAGAGCCATAGCTAGTTGTCCATACTTCACAGATTGCACCAACCAAACTGCTGTCGATATTACAATTTACAGGGGTTTGTACAGTAACAGTTGTATTGGTAGTATTATCCGAGTCAAGATTTTCAGTATCACCATCACATGAAAAATACTGTTTCTGCCACGGATTCCGATGTTCAAACATTTTGAAAATCGGGTCGGGCACTTTACGCTGTTCTCTGTTCGAAACTACCGTAGTAAACGGCGCTACGTCAGTCCAAAGTTCTTTTACAACCTGAGGGCTAACGTAAAAATTTCGTCGATCATCGTAAAGTACACCAGAGGCTTTTAATAACTTTTCAGTTGCAGCCATGATTTACTCCTTTTTTATCTTTTTAAAGAGAGTAAGCCTTGATTAAACATGTCTTCATCACTTAAAGGTGATTCAGATGTGCCAGTTTCAACCGCAGCTGATCTTGGCATTGACAAAACCTCTTGAGATTTTCTCATATCTTGTTTTTTCTGCTCTACCCTTGCGTCGGGTGCATCCTTCATCATATAGAGTTTTATAAGATGATCAACTGTGACGTTATCAGGGTTACTTGCCCAATTGACGAAATCACCAGCTTTGGTTTGACTTAAGCCATACCCATTAATTGCATGAGTCATAGCGTTGTTTTGTACCATTGCTGTTTGTTGTTGAGCATATGCATACTCATATTGAGCACGCATCTGCTTTTCTCTGTTTTCGTCTTTGTCTTCAAGATAGCCCATATAATCGTCTTGATATCTCTCCTTCTCTAAACGATATTTGAAAGATGTACTCTCAGGATCGTTATACGCATCGACCTCGCTGTAGCTGACTGGTTTTTCTGGTTTGACGGGTTGCTTCAACGAATCCTCTTGGACTCCCGCTTGTTGCTGGGGTTGTCCGTTAGGTTGTCCGTTGGAGACCGTTGACTGTTGTTGCTGCGTTAAGCTTTTATAATAATCTCGTTCTTGCTGCGCATTCGACAGTTCGCTCTTTACCTTGTCTGCCTGACTCTGCCAATATTCAAATCTACTCGAGTCTTCTTTTGCAGGTTCTTCTTCAGGACTTTGTGTGCTTTCAGCCTGTTGTCCTTCTACAGGCGTTTCACTGAACATCGGTTGGGTTACATCTACATCAAAACTCTCTGGTTTCACTGCATTTCCTGCAGGCATTTCTGCGTCCTCTAAGGGAATACTCGCATTCTCTACCTCGTAACCATACGGTGTTTTATCAGGTTCTATTGCTGCACTTTGTATTTCAGCCATCATTCACTCCTTGCGATTTGTTTATTTCAGCAACCGCTGTTATTCTTTTAAGCCTACTTGTTTGTCCACCGACTTCGTTACTTCCTTAACTTCTTCTTTTAGTTTAGCAAGTTCATCAGAAGCACGAGACTTATATAGCTGTGTAGCCATTTCAGCCTTTGCTTCTGCTTTAGCCAGTTTCTTTTCAAATTCCTTAACTTCAACTCTCTTCCTGTCATGGACAGATTCACGCTGTGCAGTTTGCAGATCGCCTTTTAGTTTTTTGATCTGTTCTTCCTGCTGTTGAACCTGCTGCATGAGTTTCTGCATTTGTCCAGCTCTTTCGAGTACGCCTTCCATATCAGCAACATCAGTTTGCTTTAAAACTTCAATTTGATCAATGAGACCACTCTTGAAGAGCTGCATATAGTATTCAAACCTAGCCCATCGGTTAGATGGTAGAGTTGAGCCAGAAAC